TTACTTTCTCTTTTTCTTTGTTTTTTGGAATTTCTGGCGGTTTTGTTTCTGGCGGTTTTGGTGTCTCAGCTTTTGGCTTTTCCTGTTCCTCTACAATCTGCAACTGATTAGGATTATATTGCATTGGAATATAAGATGGCATTTTTCCATTAGGACAACTGTAAAAAGCGCCGTTTGGATCATCTTCTATTATCTGTGTATTTTTTATAGAACTATCTCGATGGGTTTTAACGCATCCAAGAATATCAATAGTCGGCGGTGCTACGTTTAAGATGTTTGACGGCGGTATATAAGAATTAATATTTATTGTCGAAATATCTGGAATTTTTATTTTTTTAATTTCCAACTATTTCATAGGTAAAGGAATAGAACCGCCTGTAGTTTTTGGAATTTCTTTATCAAGCATTTTAGGCATCATCTGTTGCACATTTGCAAGTATTTCATTCATAACACGATTTTTTAGTTGCGGGGAAGTGACGTATTTATAACCAAAGTATGCCCCGCCTAACATTGACGCGCTAATTATAAAACTTAAAATAGATAATATTTGAGATATTTTTGCCATGATACAAGAAGCTATCCTCCGAGCGATAAGTCACGCTCTCATTATATCAATGTTGATTATTTTACCAACCATAGCGCCTTTATATTTAATGACTTCATTTATGACAAGACAAATGCAAGAAAAAATTCATGCAAAATGAACTTATTGAAATGTTTGCAGTTCCTTTGACTGTATCAACCTATGAAAAAAGTATTTTTCAAGAACTTAAATTTATTGAAAATTTAGATTACAAAGATAATATTCAAGGTCTTACAAGAATCTCTAAAGATTTTTTTATTTTGAATAGACCAGAACTTGCCGACTTAAAAAAATTTATAGAGCATCAAATAAAATTATATCTAAAAAATATTTATGGGTCAGATGATGAAGTCGTTATTACTCAATCATGGGTAAACAAAGCAAAAAAAGGTGACTTTCATCAAAATCATACACATTCAAATAGCTTGATCAGTGGTGTCTTTTATCCTCTATTAGATGAAACATTACCACCAATAATGTTTAAAAAATTTACAAGAGAAATTTCTTTAAATACAACAGAAAAAAATAAATTCAATTCAGATATTTATAAATTAAACCTTAATTCAAAAAGTCTTGTTTTATTTCCAAGCAACATAACTCATGGCGTTCCAGTAAATCAATCAAATAATTTAAGATATAGTTTGGCTTTTAATACTTGGCCTAAAGGTATTATCGGAAATAAAGATGAACTTTCATATACTTTAGAAAACTAAGACCAAGGAACACCTGTTGCAGTAGTAGGTGTAACAACTTCATTAACTTCGGCTTTTAGCTGTGTCTCTAGTTCTCCTACTCTTGTTGAACCTATTGAATCTTTAAGCCATGTCATAACTGTTGCACTATCAAGGCTTGCAAACGCAATAAAATCACTAGGTAATGACTCAGGTTTAATAAAATTTACCTCACCTGTTTTTCTTGCCTTTTCTACTGAATCAGAGAAACCTTTTATTCTATAAATTATTTTTGTAACGTATCCATCTGATACATCACGTTCCATTGTGTTAATTTCCCAAGAAGTTGTAACAGCCATATTAAATAAATATTTATACAGATTCTACTTTATTATTAGCATTAATCAATTTTTCTAACTTTTCTACACCACCTTGATCTTTTATTATCTGTCCAACTATTAAGTTTCTATCTTGCTGTAATTGATTAATTTTTTGTTGTGCTTCCTGTTTTATCTGGTCAATATCTTTGTCTAATATTTCTATTTTCTTTGTATTAAATTCAATGGATTCTTTTGTTTCTTGAATGAGTTCTTCTGGGGTCATAATTTTAATTTGTGTTTACCTAGTATATTAGCCTAATTCAAGTTTTTCAACTTTTTCAATAAGTGCCTTTAATCCAGCAGCTAACATTGGAACTATTTTGCTGTAATCTAATTTCTGATAAATAGGCATACCATTTAAAGCAACCTGATCTTTTTCACCTTTGACAGCAGTGGGTACAATATCAGAAACTTCATGTGCATAGAATCCCTGACTTAGAGTTTCGGGTGTTTCTATAAAGTTAAAATAGTAAGGTTTTAATGCTTTTACTTTTTCGATTGCATCATCAATAGGTCTTTCGTTTTCTTTTAGTCTGTAGTCTGATCCTGTATTATATGAGACTGCACTATTGGTCATAGAAATATCTCCGACATTATTTGTAGGATTATCTTTATCAAAATCAATACAAATTACTGAACCAGATGTACTTGTTTCTTTTTTAAATAATATACTTAAGTCATTCTTAATTTGCAGTCCATTAGCATTACTGAAAAATTTCTGTGCACCATCAGCAAAAAATGTAATAGCACTATTTCTCACACATGATATAAACAGATCTCCATCACCGTCATAAAACTCCATTTTTGAACCAGAACCGTGGTTCCCTGTATCTCGACCCTCAATATAAGGAACACCAGAGTTACCAAACGCAACACGACCTATTCCAGTATTTCCACCTTGGTTATCTAAAAAGAAGTTAAAATTGTTTCCTGTTTTTGCTCTTTCAGATCCATTGTGATATAAAACAGTCGCATCACCATCTATACCCTGCAAATATTTATTTCCACTGTTATCACCAAGCTCAATATTATTTGACCTTATAAATAAGCTATTACCACCCGACTCTATAAATGCACCAGTTCCATTCTGAAATCTTATGTGAAAATCATCTGAATTACCAAGATTTACTTTATCATCATCTGGTATGCGGATTCCATTGCTTCTTGTTTCAAGTTTGCGTGAATTATTATAAAAAAGCTGAACTGAGTCATTTTCTGTAGCTATTAGCAAAGACTCATTCCCCGCTGCATTATCAACCTGAAATTGATTTGTCTTAACAAATAAATTACCTGTTCCAGAATCTTCAAGAAATGAATGACTACCAGAATGAAAAATTTTTAAGCCATCTTGACTTGTGCCGAATACTGCTTTTGCATTATCGTTAAAAATAAAAGCACTTTCTGATTTATCAAAGGTTATATTTTGATCTCCTGTGCCATCAAATGCTACATCTGCACTAAAAGTACTAGCAGAATCAACATCAATTCCGCCAGCTAAAGTAAATAAATTTATCCATGCGTTGTTTGATGAATTTCTAATTTTAAAAATAGAAGCGGAAGTATCAGCCCACCATTGATAAGCATATTTTGTGGCCGGCTCTGAAGAATTTGAGTTATTACTTACGATTGCAGCAAGGGCATTATTTAAATCTGTACGAAATGCCGCCCCTGATTGGTTGGCTATTACATAATCATGTGTTGCCATGCTTAGTCCTTTTTATATAAGTATATATTAGTTGATAACTTTAATATAAACATATTTACCCACCTTTACCAAACCCAATGGCTGTATATTTAAAGTTCAAATCTTTTAAGCCGCTACTACTTCTTGTCTCAATAACAAATTGTGTTCCTGTAATTGAAGTTATATTGAAAAAATCGCCACTTGATGCGCCTTCAAGAGTAATTCCGACAGTTGGAAGAAATGCTGTTGTTGAGCCGCCTAAAGAACCAGTACCCGTGAAAAACGGGTCTGAAAAAGTTACTGTCTTCGCAGAACCAGTTGTTGCGCATTGACTTGCAATTGCTGAATTTACAGTTTCAGTTCTTCTTTTCAAACTTGCTTCATATCCAAGCTCTGTAACGTTAATATTTTGTGCAGGGTCATTTGATGATAATTCGACTTTAAATTTAAACCCTCTTGCTCTATATTCTCCATTTGCAAAAGTATTGAATTGTGAAAAATTAGCCCCGTATGTGCAAGATGTTCCACTTGATATTGTTGCACTTGCGGATGCTGTAACTGTAAAAGTGTTAGCGTTTGGTACTGTTTGAATTACATAATTACCGTCAGCGGCACTTCCCGCAGTAAAATCAATGACAACTTGATCGCCGACAGCGTAACCATGTGACGATTTTGTAATTGTAATTGTCGTCCCGCTTTGTTCGTAAGTGGCGGCTGTAGATGTTGTCGTGTCTAATTCTGTTGTAGCGACTAACAATTTGGCGTTGACATCCTCTGCTAAAGTTCCGTCAAATTCAGTCCAAGTGTCGATATTAGCTGTTCTTGAATCAATAAGGTCATTTACTAAAAGACCAGAAGTTACAAATCTACGTTTTAAAGTAAGATTGAAAATTCCACCCATTTCAACAATATTTTGAAACTCATAAGAACCACTTGAGTTAATTGGGCCGGCAAAATCTATATTTGACAAGTCATCAATATTCTGAGTGATTGAATCCCATAATGTAGTGCCATCTAATAACAGACCATCAAAATCTGCATCATAAAAAGTATTAACTTTATTTCCTTGGAATGGCGGCGAATCTGTATCTTCTCTTTCTGTTAATAATATTTGATTTGGTTGCGGGTCTGGTTGTGTAACAATTATTCTTGCAGCGTTATTTGATCTGCGCCCACCGTCATCAATAAATTTAATACTGTAAGTACCAGTTAAAGCGGGTACAAGTGTTTCGCTAATATTTCCTGAAAGTTTGGGAATAATTTCTGTTGAGTTACTAAATGTCGCGATAGAAGTATTAACAGATGGCGTATGGCGCACGGAAATTGACCCCCCGTGGGTCACGTCAATGTCTGTTGCAGGGTCAAAACGTAGTCTTACAAAGAGATCTGAAACAGGCTCAATAGTTAAACCTGTGGGGTCTTCAGGAAGTGCAGTTTTACCTACAGCGTTAAAAGTAAGATCGTTTGAAGTTGCAGAAAGTTGCGCATTGATGTTGTAACTAAAAACTTGAAATTCATATGTTCCAAGTTGACTATTTAATATTTCAAAATCAGGACTCGAAACTTTTGTTGAAACAAAATTTCCGTTGTTATAACGATAATTTACTTGATATTCAATAACTCCCACAATCGGCTGCCAACTAAGAACGATTTTTGAAACAGCTTGATTATTAATTGGTATAATTGTTTCTATCGCTGAAAGGTTAGAGGGAGGAGGTTGTAGTTGATTTAAGATAGAAATATTTCTTACAGGTAAAGTTGCGCCATCTTCAATAAACGCATATTTTGTATCAATATAAGATAATGCTGTAATTGTATAATTTATTGAATCTGTTTCTTCAACTGTAATTACTCTAAATTTTTGAGATTCAACAGTTGAATTTTGTATTAAATATATTGTGTTTGCGTTTGGCGTCTGACTAAACGCCGAAGAAACTGTTACTACGCCATTTGTTATAGCAGAAATATCTCTTGTTTCGACAGAACCATCTGGCAAAATCAAAGATAAAGTTGGGCTGTTTGTTGTTGGTAAATCTGTATTTTCAGTATCGTCAACTGTGACAACAGATGTTGAAGAAACACTTTTTAATCTGCCTGAACGTCTTACTCCCGCGCGAACAGGGTCATTGATTTCGATAACAGCGCCCGGCCTGACCGTTAGGCCGCCCTCCATTGATGTAGTAAATGTCACTAGCTCAGATTCATTTGCTTCCGAAAACGCAATGGCTTTTGCCAATCTTTGCGCTTGCCCCCGTGATGTACACGCAAAACCTTTTACCTGTTTAACGACAGTTCCAATTTTTGCTGATAATGTAGTAT